CAAAGACAAAGCAATCCAACCATGGGACTACATCATTGCCAACGACCTCGGGTATCTCGAAGGTAACGTGGTGAAGTACGTGTCACGTTGGAAAAACAAAAACGGTATCGAGGACTTGAAGAAAGCTCAACACTACTTAGCTAAACTACTGGAGGTTGCAAATGGAAAATAGAATGATGATGCGAGACGCTTGGGGTCGCACGATTGCCGGTGACGGCGGGCACTGCCCTATATGCGACCGATGGGGCAAGATATACATCCGCAACATTAACAAAACAATGGCGCAAGGTTTGGTGTGGCTGAACCACCAAACTGGCGATGAGGACGGTTGGGTAAACGTTCCTATAACTGGACCTCAATGGTTGGTGCGATCTAATCAACTGGCTACGTTGCACTGGTGGAACCTTGTGGAACGCAAGAGCAAGGACGACTCACACAAGTCCAAGTTCTCAGGCATCTGGCGTACTACACGGTTGGGCAAAGACTTTGTGGCCGGTTTAGTGCGTGTCCCACGTAGCGTGTACACATACAACAACACGGTTGTTAAACACGGGGATGAAGATGTGCTGCTCAGTGAATGCCTCGACGAGGGGTTCGATTACAACCAAGTTATGAGTACCAATCTACATGGCAGCAACACCCGAATCTAAAGTCAAAGCTAAGATCAAAGCGATCTTGAAAGCCCACAACATCTACTACGCCATGCCTATCGGTACTGGCTACGGCAACAGTGGAGTGCCTGACTTTCTGTGTTGTCTTAACGGAAAGTTCTTTGCCATCGAAGCCAAGGCAGGTAAGGGTACGACAACTGCCCTGCAAGAGAAGAACCTCAAAAACATCATCGAGTCCGGTGGTGACGCATGGGTGGTGAACGAGACCAACCTTGTCCATTTAGAAGAGTTTGTGAAAGAATCCCTGTGCCAAAAATCGTAACCCTAGACCTTGAGTGCTTCTACTCAACTGAGTATTCCTTGACCAAGATTCCTACCGAGGAGTATGTGCGGTCGCCTCAGTTTGAGATGATCGGCATTGCAATTAAGGTGAACGACGGCCCGACGACTTGGTATCCCAAACCGCAAGTGGAACGGATACTGAAAGAGTTCGACTGGTCTGATGCGATGGTCGTTGCACAGAACACTGCGTTCGATGGTGCCGTTCTTGACTGGTTGTATGGCGTGAAGCCTATGGCTTGGCTTGATACGCTTGGTATGTCACGGGCTTTGTTTCCACACGAGAGAGCGCATGGCTTAGCCAAGCAAGCTGAGCGCATGGGTATTGGAGCCAAGGGCGATGAGGTGCTTCATGCCAAAGGCAAGCACTACGCTGACTTCTCTGCCGAGGAGATGGCACGTTACGCTGAGTACTGCATCAACGACACAGAGTTAACGTACAAGCTGTTCAACATGTACATGGCGATGGGTTTCCCTAAGCAAGAACTGAAACTGATGGACATGACTCTGCGCATGTTCATTGAGCCTGTGCTTGAGTTGGACAAAACGCTACTCGTTGACCACTTGGAAGCCGTGAAGGATGCCAAGGAAGCCCTGATGGAATCTGTGCGGGACTTTATGCTGAAAGACGCTGATCCCGAATACGTACACGCTATCTTTAGCGAGGGCATGGATGGCATCAAGAAGCTACTCATGTCTAATGAGAAGTTCTCCAAGGTACTCGAGAACTACGGCGTTGTACCGCCCACAAAGGTAAGCCTGCGCACTGGTAAGTTAGCGTGGGCATTTGCCAAGACTGACGAAGAATTCAAATCACTTGAGGAGCATCCTGATGAACGAGTACAAATGCTTGTCGCAGCCCGCCTTGGAAACAAGACGACAATTGAGGAGACTCGCACTGAGCGCTTTATTGGTATGTCTAGCCGAGGCAAGTTTCCTGTACCTCTACGTTACTACGGGGCACACTCTGGTCGTTGGTCTGGTCAAGACTCTGTAAACCTGCAGAACTTACCATCACGCGGTACTAACGCAGGCAAGATCAAGAAGGCTATCAAAGCGCCCAAGGGTTACGTTGTAATTGACTGCGACTCAGCGCAGATCGAGGCACGTACATTGGCTTGGTTGGCAGGTCAGCATGACTTGGTGCAGGCGTTTGAGAATAAGCAAGACGTTTACCGCCTCATGGCTAGTCAAATCTACGGCATCCCTCCCGACCAAGTTACGACTGGCCCTGCGAGTCAGCGTCAGGTTGGCAAGACCGTGGTGCTTGGTGCAGGCTATGGCGTTGGGCCAAACAAGTTACAGATATTCCTAAAGACACAAGCCGGTGTTGAGGTGACGCTTGACGAGGCAAAACGCATCATCCACGCATACCGGACAACGTACTACAAGATACCCGAGTTGTGGCACAAAGCCGACGAAGCGCTGATAGCGTTGCGTACAGGCAACGGTTTCCAAGTAGACGAGCAGGGCTTGATTAGAGCCATACCCAAGAAAGGGTTAACCCTACCCAGTGGGCTACATATCCAGTACCCCGGCTTGGGTGAGGTCTTGGATGAGAAGACCGGCAAGACTCAGCTACGCTATTTCTCTAAGGGCGTGCCTGTATATATTTACGGTGGTAAAGTGATAGAAAATGTATGTCAAGCCGTGGCACGGCAGGTCGTTGCGGAGCAGATGCTACGTGCATCTAAACGATACAAGGTCGTTTTAACGGTTCATGACGCTGTGGCAATTATTGCCAAAGAATCGGAGAAGCTTGCGGCACAAGCGTACTTAGAAGAGTGTATGTCGTGGCAACCCAAATGGGCGTCTGGGCTACCACTTGCTTGCGAATCTGGAATAGGGGCTAGCTATGGAGATTGTTGATAAACGGCAAGCGCGACTTGCGTATTTGAAAGCGTATCGTACGACCCACGCCGAACGAATTGCCGAGCAAAAGAAAGCATGGTTTGAGGCTAACAAAGCGCATTGCCAAGAACGAAACAAAAATAATTATCAAGCCAATAAAGCTAAATATACAGAGTTAAACAAACTGTGGATTCAAGCCAACCCCGACAAAACTGCCGAATATGCTAGGGCATTTAAACTTCGGCACCCCGAACGGGTCACTTTGGAACGGCAAGCATATAAGAAAAACAATAAAGGAGTTGTGAATGCCAACACGCGTAAACGACAAGCTGCAAAGATACAGCGAACCCCAAATTGGCTAACTGAAGACGACTTGTGGCTCATGCAACAAGCGTACGAATTGGCTGCATTAAGGACAACGATGTTTGGATTCCCTTGGCACGTAGATCACATACTTCCTCTACAGGGTAAATACGTATCGGGGCTGCATGTACCTAATAACGTACAAGTTATTTCCGGCGTAGAAAACACTCGCAAAAACAACACTTGGAACCCCGCGTGATTACCAATACCAAACGGCGGGGCTTCCTATGGGGACTGTTGATTGGTACACTAGGGCTTGCAAAAACAAACCCAGTTCTTTCCATGACGCTAGCCCATTCATACTCAGGCATCAAAGACTACGAAGGCTGTCCACGCAGATACCACGAAGTCAAGATACTAAAAAAGTTTAAATCTAAAGACACTGAAGCAACCATGTACGGCACTGCCGTACACAAAGCATTTGAAGATTACATCCGTGATAAAACACCACTTCCAGCGAGTTATGCGCATTACAAACCATTCGTGGAACCCCTCGCTAACTTCCAAGGCGACGTACGATGCGAAGAGAAGCTCGGCATCCGAGCAGACTTTACCCCCTGCGGGTTCTTTGACAAAGATGTATGGTTCCGAGGCATACCAGACTATCTTGCAATCAACCACGACAAAGGAATTGCAAGGGTAGCCGACTATAAGACTGGCAAGTCAAGCCGATATGCAGACAGCGCTCAATTAGAACTAATGGCAGCTATGGTGATGATTCACCATCCCAACGTAAATACCGTCAAAGGGGCACTGTTGTTTGTTGTAGTTGGCGATGTCATTAAGTCTGAGTACACTCGTAAACAATTGCCTGAAATCCTGTCTAAATGGGCTGGCAGGGCTAGTGCAATCGAAGCAGCGGTAGTGCATGGGGTATGGAACCCCAAAAGCTCTGCCCTGTGCAAGTTCTGCCCAGTTACTACATGTGAGAACCACAATGGCAACTAAACGAAACTATAAGCAAGAATACGAACGGTATCAGGGTACGCCTAAACAGTTGGCTGCTCAGTCCGAGAGGCACAAGGCTAGACGGGCATACGAGAAGGAGCATGGCACTTTGCCTGACACCGTAGACGTAGACCACAAGAAGGCTATGTCTAAGGGCGGTACGTCTAAATTAAGCAACCTCCGTGCCTCACCGCAATCAGAAAACACTAGCTTCGCCCGTACTAAAACTGGTGCGCTGAAGTCACAAATTTCTAAGCGAGAGCGTAAAAAATAATGTAATATGAACCCACTTAGCGGTTGCCACTTCTAAGTTGTTTCATTTGGTTCCTTTCTCCTCCCAGTAATGGGTTGCCCAGTAGCAGTGCTACTGGGCTATTTTTGTCACCTCTATTCAATTTATTATGCAAATCATTGACAACAAAGCCTTGGTGTTCAATACACGCAAAGCAAATCAAATCACTTCAATCATTCCTAAAAGCAAGGTGCTTGAGAACAACGGAGACGTTGACCAAGTCATTGTTAACTGGGGCTTTGACGAAGTGCAACTGCTACGCAATCTAGGTATACGAGACGTGCCTAGCCCTATTCTTGGGCGCTACCAGTGGCCCGGAATGTTTACGCCGTTTGACCATCAGCGTACTACTGCAGAGTTCCTCACACTACATCCACGTTGCTTTGTGTTTAACGAAGCAGGCACAGGCAAGACCAGTGCAGCAGCTTGGGCTGCGGATTATCTAATGCA